CAACAAATACAGTACAGCTCACTGGAAGTCTTGATTCTGGGTTATCCAACCATGATTGGACCCGACCAGTGCGGGAGATTAATTCTGTCATTTATATAAGATCCATTAATGTGGGTGGTTCGTAGTCTGGTCCTTTAAGAACCTTACCATCTTCTCGGTAGATTGGTTTACCGTCTTTACCTAGTTTAGACATATTACTTTGATGTACTCTGTCCAATGCTTCATCCAAGAACCAGCCCATGTTCTCGGCATACTGATAACATACATAAACTAAATCAGCTAATTCTTTCAGAGCTTCGCTTGGGTATGTTGGATTTCTATGCCATAATTCTCCTTCAGCTTCAAGGAATTCTTTAAATTCCTCTACGATCAGATTCTTCTGATAGGTACGTTGTTTTTTCGAGTGGGAACTCTTTAGATTGTATTTGGATCGGAATTCCTTCGCCTGACTGGATAAGAAAGTTTTCTTCATGGTGGAGTTCGTTTTGTAAATAGTGAATAGCTTTTTCTAAGTCTTCGCATCTCTTGAGCTGACCTCCTTTGTGACCAGCTCTACATATATATTTTATTGCATTACCTAAATGAAAGTTTAGATCCTGATCCCGAATAAAATCCCAGCATTCGATCTTCCCTCTTCTATAATAGTCCATTTTTCGAGTAGATTTTTGAGTGAATTGCCTAGAACAAAGTTTTGTTTCTGTAAGGCTAAGAAAAGAGTTATGATATCATCTTTATGATCTTCATAATTTTCTTTAAGTTTTAATTCAAGAACTCTTAGCTTCAATGACTGATCCATCGTTAATGTAGTCACTGGCTCTGGGAGTCCATAGTCGGATTTTTTGTTTTTCTGTGTCATAGTCATCGATAGTTAGTATTCTAGCCAATCTAGCATTGAGTAAAGCATCTTCCTCAGTGAGTCCCTTACTTTTAAAGGCATTAACAACTGTATTCCAGCTGTACCCTTCTTTATTGAATAGGGTTTCTGCTCTTTTAATTCCAATTCCAGGGACTCCACCATATCCATCAGTTTGATCTCCAGAAAGACACTGGATAAAATGCCAAGCTCTTCCGCTGTCCTTGGTGATTGTGAATCTTTCATCTAAATTGTATAAGGTACCAGGGATTTGTTTCATGTCCTTGTCTGGTGAAACTATTACATTTCCTGGGTACTGGGTAGCGTAAATACCCATTGCATCATCAGCCTCTAATTCAGGCATGATTATTACTTCAAACTCAGTCTTGAGTTTATTTATGACACGTTTATACCCACAAGGTTTCTTACGATTTCGGTGGCCTTTGTAAGATGGAGCAATTTTTTTCCGAAAATTTTTAGTATCAGAAAAGAAAAGCTTTATAGTAGGGAATGATCCAAACTCAAACTGGAGTTTAGTTAGTTCCTTTAGAGTTGCAGTGTATGCATCACTAAAGTTGCTAGTGACAAGGATAACATCATCGCCAAAGTCAACCTCAGTTTCTGCTGCAGCGCAGTTCTTGTATACGATGTAGTCTGCATCAATTAATAATTCCATAGGTGGTTAATGTACTTCTGCCCAATTAGCTCCTGACTGTGCTTCAGCCGCTATAGGACATCTCATGTTGTAATATTCTCCAGCTTGTGCTGCTGTAAGTTCAAGTAGGAACTGGAGATCCTCCTTGTCTTTCTCATCGCATTCATATTGCAGCTCGTCATGTACAAATGCTAATTGATGGGCAGATTTAGGTAGATGATCATATGTAAATAACATCCACCGCTTCGCCAAAACGGCTGACGATCCTTGTAAAAGATAGTTTAAAGCTTTATGAGGCTTATCAACTAAGATACGTCTCTTATCTAAAGCTAAAATATATCCTCTCTCACTGACCTTCTTAACCGCTGTAAGTAATTCTTTAAGACCTGGAATCGCATCAACATACGCCTTTCGGATCTCCCTGCCTTTCTTAACAGCCTTCTCATCTGATAGTTGTTTATCATAGCTATGACCTAATTTCTGGTCTCCAGCCCCATAAAGAAAGGCATAAGAAATTGTCTTTATTTGTTTCCTGGTAACGCCAACCCTTTCGGCATTTGTGGCGTGGATATCTCCGGTGAGGAGAATTCTGGCGTAACGTCCTTGATCATATCGGGCGAGATAGTGGGCAAGCATCCGTAACTCAATACCGCTAAGATCGGCACCGACCAATACTTTACCTGGAGTCGCCTTAAATAATTGTCTGAATCTTTCATCACTTGGTACCTGTGCTAAATTTGGTTTTCTATGTGCACACCTAAATGTGCTAGTTGCTACTGAACAATGGTGATGTATGCGACTAGATGTCGTAACAAGCTTCTGCCATGCGTTCACGCCTTCTGATATCATTCCTAACTGCTTTGTCAGATCCAGTAGTTTCAGAAATTGGAGAGCTATATCCGTCCCAATATCCTTCAATACCGTCTCGTTGATAACTGGTTTCCCCATAGAGGTCGTTAATAACGCCTTCCAGCCATAGTGTGTTGTCAGTATCCATGAAATGTGATCTCGTGAAGTAGGATTTAGATCCTTGAGTTTGGTAAACGAAGCTCCAGCGACATAGCCTTTGGTCCGATTATTTCGTTTAGGAGTAAATAATGATCCGGCAACGAAAGGGTGCCTGTTGCGTAATAGTTCACTAGTTTCTTCATACTCTCGTCTGAGAGCAGATTCAAGTGACCGTGCAAGGCTTTCATCAAAATACCATCCATGATTCTCCTGTTCAGTAAGTATGTGTGCTACCTGATGCTCTAGTTTGAGCCAGTCAGGTAAGGGTGGAAGTGGTCGCATAACTTCTCTGTAACTTTAACGTCCTGTATACAATAATCTTGCATCTCTTGTGACCATTCTTTCCAATCTGTGTCCTCACCAAAGTCTCCCTTGTGTAAACCTAGACGGTAGCCATAAGCCTTAAGAGAATGACTTCCATATAATTTCGTCGGCATGTCTTTCCATGCGTGTCTTTTATCTATATCGAGTAAATTCGGATGATATAAGCGAGATAACAAAAGAGTATCAATAATGGTACCGCAAGGATTAAACCAAGGGTATAGCTTATATATAAAAGGTAAGTCAAACCCAATAATATTGTGCCCAACAATAACATCAGCAACTTCCAAATGGGATAAAGCAGTGGTGATAGAGTAGTTACTACCCATTGGTAACTCTTTTGGAGCAGAGGTATACGGTTCATCATTGAATGCTTCCGTACATCCATCCTTGGCCCAGTGTAATGCAACGCAATGTATTCGTGGATCCTCTGACGTGAATGATAAGCCATTAGTTTCTAGATCGAATACGACTGCCCCTACTTTGCCAGTGATAGGTTTTGTCGATGAATTGTGCACGTTCTACTGCCTCTTTACTCGGTGGGTTAGGTCTAATTAATTTATCATCTTCTATCAGGGCGACATAATCGTACCAAGGATGGCTATAGGAGCTGCCCTCAAAAATCCGTGGCTGGATTGAAAATTGGTGTTCTCTCAGTTTCATTTTCAGTAAATCTGCAGGTGTTTATATCGTATGTTAGTTCCCCACACGTCCCTGTCTCGCCTGAATAACGATTTTTAAGGATTCTAAGAGTCGTAGGACTTCTTCCATCTTCGGATTGCTGATTTCGTTCCAATCCGACCAAATTATCGCTGATCTGAGCGATGCTGTGAGATCCTCTAAGTTGGGAGAGATTGATCCTCCCTCCCTCTTCGTGATTACGACTGTCATTAGTACTTCTGCGTAAGTGTGAAACTAAAAATAATGCTATACCAGTACGCTCTACTAATGAACGTAACTTGGTCATGGTGGTATCTATCATTCGTCTTTCGTCTCCTTCAAGACCACTCAATAATATACTAAGGTGGTCTAAGAATATAATACTACACTCCAATCCACTGGCAAGGTACTCGATCCGATTGTAAATAAGCTGCGGGTCAAAAGAACCAAAGCCGTCAAAAAGGTAAAGGTTCCAATTAGCAATGGAATTACGAAAATGCTCTTCGAGTTCTGATTGGTCATGTTCTTTTAATGTTAGATTTTTTCCAACTGCTGTGGACATCAATCCAAGAGCTGTTCTTCTATTACTTGCTTCAAGTTCCAAGATCCCAACCGATTCCCCTTTGTTAAGTAAGTCAGTTGCAAGGTAACGCATGATACTGGTCTTTCCTGACCCAGTGCCACTAGTAAATGTCGTAAGTTCTCCATACCTGATCCCGTGTAGCTTCTTGTTAAGTCCTTTGAAGGGGTATTCGTGGTCATAAGGTTTCTGTGGTGTAGTAACTAATTGTAATAAATTCTTTCCATCTACTATTCCATCTGGTCTATAGGGCTTAGCATCCCATATTGCTTTTCTTATCGCATCAGGTTCCTTAGCTTGCAACGCATCAGACGGATCTTTGTAGGACTCCATCCTTGCGATCTTGACCTTCCCCGCTGGTAAGACACTAGCCGCTTCTTCAGCAGCCTTACGTCCTGGTTCGTCGCCATCGAAGAATAATACGATCTCCTCGTACCCCTGAAATAAGGGTAGTTGTTTCTGTAAATCCTTCTTAGCACTCGCCGCACCGTGCGGTAAAGAAACCATAGGCCAGTTAGGCATTGCTTCATAACAACTTGCAGCATCTAACTCACCCTCAGTAACAACAATACGCTTACCAGTTGTAGGAAATAAATGCTGACCAAATAGAGTGTCAGTTGATTGTCCTTCATAGGTAAATACCTTTTGTTTATTCTTTATTTTGAATCCAGCAAGTAATCCATCGCTCGTGAAATATGGAAAGCGTAGAGTAGCTGCGTCTCTGTAAATCCTGAACTTCTTGCAAGTTTCTGCAGTGAGTCCTCTTCTTTTGAGGGCTTCAGGT